ACCGAAATTGAAGTTGAAAATGATGGATTACACATCCTCGTCCAACACAAGAATCACGGAATGTATGACGGAGACAATAGTGTTACTATCTCCGGAGCATTGTCTGATGTAAAACCAACCAAGTTGACAGCAGCATATTCAGCAACCTCAACTGGACCTCTTACAGTTGATAGTGGAGTTAACTTCTATAGTTTTGAAAACGTTGGAGTTGGAACTACAAATGCTGGTTATCTTCTTATTGGCGATGAAGTTATTGGATTTACAACTGCCACATCTGGAACCATTGGAGGAACGATAACGAGAGGAAGCAATCCTAAGGATTATCCTGTTGGAACCCCAGTTTACAAGTATGAATTAAATGGTGTTTCTTTGAGAAGAATCAACAAAACACATACTTTAGGAGATGCTACTGTTGCTAATCCTATTGGATTTGATTCATATAACTTGAAAATTGATATGTCAACTAATGGTGTTGATAGAACAGCAGCAGCAGGATGGCCAAAACTCTTTGCTAATACCAAAAAATCAACAGGAGGAAATGGAGTTAAAGCAACTCAAAACATACCTTTTGAAATTATTACTCCTCAGGTTCAGAATATTACCCCCCAGGGAACAAATATTACATCAAATCTGAGAACAGTAACTGGAAAGAGCTTAAGTGGAAATGAAATTCCATTCATTGATACTGGATTTGAACCAGTAGCACTTAATACTCCAAATTATTTGACATCTACTAGACTGATTTGCTCTGATATTAATTCCACAAATCAACTGACAGATCTTCCAGGAAATAAATCTCTAAATCTAAGTCTTCAGTTAGCAACGACAGATTCTCGTTTGTCGCCTGTTGTTGATGCTCAAAGAGTTAACGTAATTCTGACTTCAAATAGAGTAAGCAGAATTATTGAAGATTTTGCCTTAGATAATAGAGTTGGTTCTATTGAAGATGATCCATCTTCGTTCCAGTATATTTCGAAAGAAATGACTCTTGAGAATGCCGCAAGTTCAATTAAGATCATAACGGCAGCACACATGAATCCATACACTGACATTAGAGCACTGTATGCGATTGGAAATGATCCTGGTTTTGATCCTATTTTCACTCCATTCCCAGGTTGGGATAATTTGAATGATAGAGGAGAAATTATTAGACTTGAAGATTGTAATGGAAAGTCTGACTCATATGTAGAGTTAATTCAATCTCCAACACCAGGAGTTCCAGATACTTTCCAAGACTTTACTTTCACTAGAGATAATCTCCCAACATTCAAATACTTTAGAGTAAAACTGGTGTTAACGTCCACAAATCAGGCGTATCCACCAGCACTTAGAGATCTCAGAGTTATTGCTCTTGCTTAATTATGGAATATGTAAAAGTAAAGGATCATCTAAATCTAGTTAGAGATCCTAGTACCAATGCCATACTCAATACAAATAAAAATGAGTATGATGAGTATATAAAAAACAGAAACAAAAAACTCTCTGAAAATCAGAGAGTTGAAAAGTTGGAAAGTGATGTTGAAGGAATGAAAGATGATCTGAATACGATCAAAAATTTATTACAAGAGTTGGTAAAAGGATCGAACTAAATATCAATATAAGGAGACATGAGTAAATGGCACAACCATCTACCAGACAAGGTTTAATAGACTACTGTAAAAGGCAGTTAGGATATCCAGTTTTAGAAATCAACGTTGCTGATGAGCAAATTGATGATCTGGTAGATGATGCCATTCAATTTTTTCAAGAAAGACATTTTGATGGAGTCTATCAAACTTTCTACAAGTACAAAGTAACTCAAGACGACATTGATAGAGGAAGAGCTAGAGGAGGAAACTCCACGGTAGGAATCGCAACAACTACAGCAAGTGCTTCTATCACTGGATCTTCAACAACTTCATTTAGTTATGAAGAAAATAGTAACTATCTCCAAGTTCCACCAAATGTGATTGGAGTTACTAAATTATTTCACTTTGATGGTTCAAATACCATTACAAATAATATGTTTAGTGTGAAATATCAGTTGTTCCTGAATGATATTTACTACTGGGGATCTACTGAGTTACTTTCATATGCAATGGTAAAGACATATCTTGAAGATATGGATTTCTTATTGACAACACAAAAACAGATAAGATTTAATAAACGTCAAGATAGATTGTATCTTGATATTGATTGGGGAAGTCTACGTGTTGACGACTATCTGGTCATTGACTGCTATTCAACCCTAGATCCAAACGATTATTCTAGAGTTTGGAACGATTCTTTCTTAAAACCATATCTCACAGCTCTGATTAAAAGGCAGTGGGGAATGAATATGATGAAATTTACTGGAGTCAAACTTCCAGGTGGCGTGGAGTTAAATGGAAGACAAATGTATGATGATGCTCAAAAAGATCTTGAAGGTATTATGGAAAAAATGTCCAACACTTATGAGTTACCACCTCTCGACATGATAGGTTAAGAATATGGCATTAAATCCATTTTTTCTACAAGGTTCAAAATCAGAGCAAAGTCTGGTACAAGATCTTATCAATGAACAACTCCGAATGTATGGAGTGGAAGTTCATTATTTGCCAAGAAAATATATTACTGAAAAGACAGTCATCAGAGAAGTTATTGAATCAACATTTGATGAGGCTCATCCAATTGAGGCATATCTAGAAAACTTTGAAGGATATGGTGATCAGACAACTATTCTTTCAAAGTTTGGCATTCAATCTACTCAAGAAGTAACTTTAACAATATCGAAGGAGAGATTTCAGACGTATATCTCTCCCCTTTTAGCAGGAAAAGATAATATTAAACTTAGCACTAGACCAAAGGAAGGTGATTTAATATATTTTCCTCTTGGTGATAGATTATTTGAAATTAAATTCGTAGAGCATGAGCAACCATTTTATCAACTACAAAAAACTTATGTTTATACTTTAAAATGTGAACTCTTCAGACCAGAAAATGAAATTATTGATACGGATATTGAAGAAATTGATGATTCTATAACGGGAACACTTGGAAGTTATGGTGATGATTTGAGTTCTGGTGGTGGAGGAGAAATTGTTGGAACCGGAGTAATGTCAACGATTCTCAGTCTTGTTGGAGTTGGAACAACAGCAACTGCGGTTATTGGATATGTTGGAAACGGTGCTATTAGGCAAATAACAGTAACAAATCGTGGTGGTGGATATACATACAACCCAATCGTAGCAATTTCATCAGCTCCTTCTGGAGGAACAACTGGAATTGCCACCGCAGAAAGAATTTCTGGAATTGTAGCTTGCGAGCAAAACGTAAATCCAGTAAGTCAGTCTATTCAAAGTGTTCGATTAATTAATCCTGGAGCAGGATATACTCAAGCACCTGGTATTAGATTTATTGGTGATGGTGTTGGAGCAGCAGCAACGGCAACCATTGGAAATGGTGTTCTTGGTATTGTAACTATAACCGGAGGTGGTTCTGGATACACAACGGCTACAGCACCATCTGTCACATTTACTGGTTTGTCCACAGTTTCTGCGGCTGCTACTGTCGTTGTTAGTGCTGCTGGAACAATTAGTGCCATTTATCTTACCAATGCTGGACTTGGATACACCGAACCACCAACTATTACAATTGCAGCACCAAATCAGACTGGAGTTGGAACTTTCCAGAAGAACGAAATTGTTACTGGTTCTATTTCGGGAACTACAGCAAGAGTTCTCAATTGGGTAGCAACTACTGCCAAGTTGGAAGTGGTCAGTCCAGATGGATCATTTGTTGTTGGAGAAAATATTGTCGGATCAGCTTCTTCCGCTAGTTACAAACTTTCTTCTGCTGCTTATTCTGAAGATGGATTTACAACCAATAATGAGATAGAAACCGAGGCTGATAATATTATTGATTTTTCAGAGATAAATCCTTTCGGGATGCCTTGACATAAATAATAGTTAATCAAAGAACCAAGAGATGTTTGAATACTTTTATAACGAAATTTTCAGAAGAACCATTATATCATTCGGTTCTTTGTTCAATAATATTGTCATAAAACAAGAAGACTCTTCAGGAAACACCTCAAACCAGTTTAGAGTTCCTCTTGCTTATGGACCAACACAAAAATTTCTGGCAAGAATTAATCAGCAACCAGATTTGAACAAGGCGGTCTCTTTATCTTTACCAAGAATGTCTTTTGAGTTTGTTGGTTTAACTTATGATCCTTCAAGAAAAATAACCCAAACCCAAAAATTCAAAAAAGCACTAACTTCAAATAGCTCAGATATTCAAACAGCATATATGCCAGTTCCATATAACATGGAATTCGAATTGGCTATTATGACCAAGTTAAATGATGATATGCTTCAAATTATAGAGCAAATTCTTCCATATTTTCAACCATCATATAATATAACGGTAAATCTTGTAGAATCTATTGGAGAGAAAAGAGATATTCCAATTGTTCTTGAAGGAATTACAATGAGTGATGATTATGAAGGAGATTATACTACAAGAAGAGCATTAGTTTATACTCTCAGATTTAGCGCAAAAACATATCTTTTTGGTCCTATTTCTTCGGCAAGCAGCGATATTGTCAAAAAAGTTACTGTTGGATTTACTGCAGGAACTACTGGTTCTGGAACTCCACAGAGAGACGTTCAATATGCCATTGAACCAAGAGCAATTAAGAATTATACTGGAACTGTATTAACTAACCTAACTGATGATATAACTGCCATTGATACCATAATCAAACTTGATGATGTTTCAACAATTACAGAAAATACATATGTGGATCTTGATGGTGAAGAAGTATTTGTCACTGAAATTCTAACTGATAGTATTAAAGTTAGAAGAGGTCAAGATAATACAGATGCGACGGTTCATCTTAGAGGAGCTCCAGTCAAATCTATTACTACTTCAGATGATTCTCTTATTGAAGATGGAGATGATTTTGGATTTAGTGTAAGTTATTGATAGAGAGATGAAAATGAGTAGAAAATTTGATGAACTCAATGAAACATTTGATGTTGCTGGAGATATTATTTCCGCAGATCCAATAGAAAAAGATT